AGCGTTGTGAATCAGAAGGGTTGTTGGATTTTGACTCTCTCATCTACTACGCTGTCCAGATAATGGACAAGAAACCAGGGGTCCGAGCAAGGTGGGTTCGCGACTGGATACAGCTCGATGAGTCGCAAGATATGTCCAAGATAGAATGGGACTTAGTCAAACTACTTTCAGGCAAAAGTGTCCTCGCGGTGGGTGACATAAGCCAAGGAATTTACTCCTTTAGGGGCAGCGACGGTCGGCTATTCGCAGCGATGGGCGAGATATTTCCTGGTACCCAAACACTTTACCTAAGTTGCAACTACCGATCCACCCCTGAGATAATTGACTTTATCCGCCCGATATCCGCGGCTCAGGACCTCGCCGCCAAATTTCACACCCCTAACGGTTCGGGTCCGAAGCCAGAGATCAGGGGGTTCAATTCAAGTGCAGACGAAGCCGCGTGGGTGATTGAACAGATCAAAGGAGGATTATGACAAGCAACGAGATGTCCGCTATAGGTCTTGTTCTACTTGCCGCGTTGGTCCTGTGGTCTATCTGGGATATTGATAACGATGACTGGGGAGGGTGGGCGTGACACCGAAAGAGATCAGAAATTGGCGTTTAGAGTTGGGTTGGAAAGATGAAGACCCGAGGCTTGAATTGCTAGTGAAAATTGAGATCGCCGCACAACTAGCAGAAATTGCCGAAGCACTCCGTACTCCTCCAATTCCAGAGAAGAGATCGCGATACGAGGGGATATGAAAATCAACTACCGAGGGTTTGAACTGGACGCCCGCCGCGAGAAGTGTATGGGTGGCTGGGATTTGCTGTACTACAGCATCTTCCGAATATCGGATGGGTACGAGGTAACAAGTAGTTTCACCTACGGGTCCGACAAGATCAGGGATTTCATCAAAGAGATGAAGGTCTATGTGGACGATTTCATTGCTAACCCGAAGAAGGAGTCCGAATGAATCTTGCAGATACCATCCCCGAAGTACACAAGCGTTGGTTCGTCGGCAAGAAGTTAGTTAATGTAACAGGGTCCGACCCATATATTCGCTATCACTTCGAGGGCGGCGGATATTTCGAACAATACCAACATCTCGGCGAGTTGAACTGGATCAAGGTAGAAGACGGCTTGCCGCCGAATAGTCCTGTAGGTCCAGACACCGACTTGGTTCTTGTCCACACAAACCGAGAGTATCTTCCGACTATCACTACCGCCAGCGGCGAATACACGGAAGACGGCTTCCAATGGCATCTCGATAACCCGCGAGTTCTTGAGCCTGTGTGGGGTGGAAAGATCGAACTCAGGGTAACTGAGTGGGCACCTATTCATTACCCGATAAATCACGAGGGGAAGGAGTCCAGATAATGGACAACTTAGGTTCCCCGAGATCACCTTCTGACGAGAACTGTCTGACTATCGAGATGCTGAACGATGCTTTTAAATCGTTGTGGGAATCGTACGACCGTGCCGAGGAGAAGCGTTGGAAGTATTACGCGGCCTTGCGACCGCTGCTGGACCAACTAAAACCTGACGACCTTGATGGAATCTACGCTGTAGTAGTTCTGACGCAAAGCGGATTCTACGAACCGATTCATCCAGATCAGGCCAAACACTGTCTGGAGATTGTACGCAGCCGAGGAATTAAGGATTTCGACCGATGAGTTTTCCACAGAATTATTTGAAAATTCTGCAACTTTTTCGTGGGGATTGCGTCTACTTATTAGGGCCAGTTCTGGCTCAATCCCCAAAAGAGACAATTGAATGAAGACCATACCTAACCCAGAGGAGCGCTTGTTCCTTATCTACTTGGTTATCAACACAGTAAACGGAAAAAGATATGTTGGACAAACTTGCGAAGGGTGGAAACGTAGGTGGGACCTGCATTGCTGGAAAGCTGACAACGATCCCCGCGAATACTTCACAAATGCTATCAAAAAACACGGAAAAGATTCTTTCCTCATGGAGGAACTTGAGTGGGTGCGTGGGTTAGAAGCGGCGAACCAAGCCGAAACTTTCTACATATCTTTGTTTGACACAATGGATAGGACGAAGGGGTATAATCTCACATCTGGAGGAAATAAAGGATTTGTATTTTCCGACGAGACGAGAGAAAGAATATCCCGATCTCAAAAAGCCCTTAATCGAAAAATGTCTCCCGAAAGAAAAGCCGCGCTAAGAGAAACTAACAGCACCAGAGAAAGAACACGAGAGGAACGACTGAAGACCAGCAAAGCCCACAGAAAGCTACCAACTGCGGAAGTTCATCGACTCTATTTGGAAGAAGGTCTAACTACTTACGAAGTAGCCGAAAAACTAGGCACAACCCAGAGTTCGGTTTGGAGCCTGTTAAAGTTTGACGGGGTACCTACTCGGCCAAACAAGGAAGAGACTCTTCCTCAGTACAAACGAGAGGTTACTAAAGAAATGGTTTCAAAAATGTATCTGGAGGATAAACTCAGCCTCAAAGAAATAGCTAAGTTCTTTGGCGTATCGCGGAATACTATTACTTTGCGACTAAAGAAATTAGGAATCCCAAGACGCTCTAGAATGGAAGGAATCTCTCTATCTGTTCAAAGGACGCGAAACCACATCGGAGAACGAATCAAAAACTATGTCGTTCTTGACGTTTCGAAAGACGTACAAAGAAACAAGAAGATTTGGCTATGCAAATGTGACTGTGGAAGAGAACAATGGTTCACCACGGATCAGCTAACTTCTGGAAAGGTTACTTCTTGCCGATGGCACAAACTCCACCCTCTTCCGTCGCAATCCTCTGCCGCGTAAACAGAGGACTGATGCCCGTTGAGGCCGCTCTATCCGCCGCCGAGATACCATTCCACTATGTCAACAAGAGCGGATTCTTCTCTCAACCTGAGATTCAGGCGGCGATTGCCTACCTAGGTGCCTGCCTGTTTCCTGCGAACTATCTCATTTCTGGAATGCTCCGCTCGGATTTCCACCCTACCAAGTTCCTCCCGCGTACCAAGTTGGCGGCGAGGTTCAAAGAGTTGAAAGCGACCGACGACCAAGTATCCTACTGGACCCTAATAACCAAGGAACCTCGGACATTGGTAGAGCCGCGCAACCTTGAGGCTTTACAGCACTTCTCGCAATTCGTTCATTCGCTATCACGTTACAGGGATTTGTCTGCTGCGGACGCACTGAAGCAGGTCTTAGGCGCGTTGAAGGTCGGGGATCACTACACAGAATTTGAGGCCGTTGACAACGACCCTTTGCAGAATCTTTCAGACCTCGTAAAACTAGCCGCCAAACACAACACGGTAAAAGACTTTTTGGATTTCACTCGGAGGGTCCAGGCGGCGAGTCGAAAGAGGACCGGCGTTATGCTCGCGACCGTGCATTCCTTCAAAGGCATGGAGGCAGACCATGTATACGTCGTGGGGTGCCAAGAGGGTCTCATGCCCCACGCCAAGGCAACTGACAGGCAAGAAGAGTCTAATATATTCTTTACCGCGTGCAGTCGCCCGAAGACCAAACTTGTGTTAACATACAGTGGAAACCCCAGCGTCTTTCTAAAACCCTATCTGGAGAAAACCAAATGAAACCGTACGAGTATGTGAACCAGACCTACGGGACCGCCTTTGAGCCGGGACAAAGAGTTAAGATGATCGGCAGCGGGATGGTCGGCACCGTCGCCCGCAAGAGAAATTATGACCACTACGTGCATGTAGTGTTTGACGGACGTAAGTTTGACGTTCCGTGCCACCCCGCAGACCTATTAGTATTCCTAGACCCGAAGGAGTCCGCATGAAACCCGTGTCACCAGTAATGCCTGGATTTTCCGAACCGTATGAGTTCCTTTTAGCCAAAGACCAGAAACAATACCTCCCTATTCCTACTGTCTTGGCCGAAGGGGACGAGAAACGTATGTACAGCCGCTGGGAGTTCTCCGAGGAGGAACGACAGATAATCGCGGACGGAGGTAGTCTGCTATTCTCGTAGTTGACCTTCGGACACGACTTCCAGCCAGTTTGCTTCCAGATTGTACCCGAGGAGGGGAAATGATTGTCCATTATCTGGACTCTCCGAAACGGGGCAAGCGATGATGCAGAACTACGCCTCCTTTATAACTTTTCCGATTTCAGCCTTGGAAAATCCGTCAATGGAACCGTCCGACTATATCCACAACGCTCGATTAGACTTTCGGTTGGAGTTCGACGGAAAGTATCTGCCCGTAGTTGACTGGGACAACCACAAGTACCGATATCGGTGCATGAGTTGCTATCTCCATAGCGGGTCCGAGGAATCCTTTGCGACTGAGTATGCCAAAGCCAAAGACCTGAAAACTGGACCCACCCCCGAACAAGAAGAACAGATACAATCACACACACACACCAAGCAGCACCAGATCATGTGGTCTTGGGCAAGGAGTTTGAAATGACCAATCAGGAGCGCAACAATTACTTTATGGGGTTTTTCCACGGAGGTCTGATAGGCGGTATACTCGGATATTTGATTTTCGGGGAATATCTGGCTTATCTTCTCTTAAAGCACCTAGGAGCGACAAAATGACCACCCTATACACCTCCGCAAGCGGCAGGTCCGTCACTCACGCGAGTTCAAGTTCACTTGATACATTTCGCCTATGCAGGCGCAAATTTAAGTTGTCCCGCATTGACGGCTGGAAGCAGAAGGACCGCAAAGCCAGCCTCGAATTCGGAAAGTGCATTGAGTCCGCGATCCAGTTCTACCACTCCAACGGCCTGAAGCCGGGAGACGCTCCGGACGAGTTCCGAAGGCTCTGGGCCAAGTGGATGGGGCAGACGCTGGTCTACACGGACCAAGAAGGAAACTGGACCGACCTGAACACGATGGGCGTCGAGATGACTCGCTTGTACGAAATCCTGCTGCCGACGCTGCCCATCAAGAACCCCAAGTGGCAGTTGCAGTTCCTCAAGAAGTTATGGCCGGGGACCGAGTATGACGATCTGGAGTTCATGGCCTACATTGATCTGCTGTCCACTTTGGAAGACGGGACACGTTTGATAGTTGACATAAAGACGGCAAAGTCAATGCTTTCCGTAACTCCGGGCATGATGTCGCTTGATGGTCAACTCCGAAAATACGCTTGGGTCTCCGGAATCAGGGACGTAGCTTTCCTCAATTTTGTCAAAGCGAGGCCCGACGACTTCAAAAAGGGTACGAGCGTGACTTTGCTGGAAGAAGCGGGAGTTTGGTCTCCCGGACAACAGCTAGTCGTAGCGAAGTTCCAGTCACCCAAAGAAGCTGTTGTTGCCTCGGAGGGAATCAAAGCGTCTCCTGCTGTTGAGTGGGGGCTATGGGCCGGAACCGAAGAAGCTGTCCGAATAATGGACGAGGCTCTAGATAAGATTTCAGGGAAGGGGTCCAAAGAGAGTTCCGCCCTCCTATTCGCGAATCTGGTAATCAACGGAACCATCCTCAAACTGTCTAGGGATCAGATCACCAAAACCCGCGTTCAGTTCGTCCGAGGTATTATACCTGAAGAAGACCTAGCAGAAGTCGGGCAGGCGTTGGGTGTGGACATGTTCGCGCTCAAAGCCGCTCAAGACTCGGGGTGCTATCCCCAGGACGGTGGCGTGCGATTTCCAAACGCGATTTGCAGTTGGTGTGAGATGCTGCCCATTTGTAACAGAAACGATCAGCGTCGGGACGAGACCTTGGTCAAAATCGGCCCCGCCGTAAAAGAAGATGACTGGCTCCTAGAGTTAGAGAACAGCGAGGGAGAATGAACGTAACAAGACGCGGTTTCTTTGGAATGCTGGCGGCGCTAGCGGCTTGTCCATTATTCGGACAACGCGGCGGGGTGTCTTATCGGTACGAATTTAAGACATCTATTCCTCCGAAGACTACACTTAGGATCAGAAAATGGGAACCAAATACCGTCTGTGAATCGGGGAAGATGACAGGTAGTTGCGAACCCTTAATTTTCAGGTGCGGCAGCGGAGATAGGGGGACCATTTGGTGGTCCAAGGAGGGAGAGTGAAAATCAGTTGGACCTACCTCTGGAATGAACAACAGCACTGTTGGGAAACACGGCGGTGGTGTGGAAGAGTCTACCCTCGGCTCTCTGGAATAATCTGGCGCAAGGGCAGCATGTGCTACAAGAAAGCTGCTGGTCCGATCACTCTTTTCCACCACATCTTGAATGAGAACCTGCGGATGATGTACTTATCTCAGAAACCTCTGTGGGATTTCTACAAGGATAGTCCGCTGTCGGTGTCAGTCCGAAATAGTTTGCCTGTTCACAGCGGCAACACTATTCAGTTCTTTACTTACAAACTCAAGGAGGACGCATGATCGACGCCCCCTACGATACCTACGTCAACATAGCCGTGGCTGACCTGCCTATTTGGACATCGGTCAAGGCGGTCGGGGAAGATGTTGTAAAGGAATTGGGCGTAAGGCTACCACTTCAGGACATTAAGTCCATGCTCACCGACGCTTGGTTATCTGGACTTGCTTACAGTCTTGAACTGATCGAACCGCCGCCCCGCGTAAGCCACTACGGGATACTTCTGGACCAGAAGGAGAAGAAGTGAAACTTGTACTAATTTCCGACACACACGGGAAGCACCGACATTTTGAAACTCCACAAGGCGACGTGTTGATCCACGCAGGCGATATCATGTCCAGCGGTTGGGACTCCTCCGAGATTCGGGATTTCAACGCTTGGCTGGGCGACCAGCCGCAAACCCATAAAATTGTTATCGCAGGCAACCATGACTGGCTGTTCGAGAAGCACCGTAGCACCCGCAACCTGCTTACCAACGCGATCTACCTTGAGGACTCTGGGGTAGAGATCGACGGAGTAGAGTTCTGGGGGTCACCTGTCCAGCCTGAATTTATGAACTGGGCCTTCAACCGCAAACGCGGAGAGGATATCAAGAAACACTGGGACCTGATACCCGAAGGTACTGACGTGTTGATTACCCACGGACCTCCTGCCGGATTCAGAGACTGGACGAAGGTTGGCAACGAGAGCTTGGGGTGTCGGAATCTTCGGGAAACCGTCGCACGTATCCAACCTAAACTAAACGTCTTCGGGCACATCCACGGAGGATACGGGGAAGACCACGACGGTCGAACGCACTTTGTCAATGCCTCTCTACTGAACGAAGCCTATAAACCCGTAAATAAGCCGATTGTCGTGGAGTTGTCCAGATAATGGAAATGTACCGAGAAGCCGTGGTCAGCGACGACCAATTGTACCGCTACACCCTCTACCGAGAATGGGCTGAGGATATCTTCGGAGTCCGAGTCCTGAACTTTGTCATGCTCAATCCGAGTACGGCAGACGGAAAACTGGACGATGCTACGGTACGAAAGTGTATGGGATTCGCTCGGCTGAACGGATTCAACGCAATTCGGATCGTCAACTTATTTGCTTATCGTGCAACAATACCAACTGAAATGGCTTGGCAGCATGAAAATGGAACGGACATCGTAGGTCCGAACAACGACTCCTACGTCCGAGAACTGCCTCCAGAAGAGACCGTGGTCGTCGCTTGGGGTTCGACATTTATGAACAAGCCTTGGGTCCAGAAACGTGTTCGGAAGACCCTGGAATTACTAAACCGCAAGGTGTGGTGCTTGGGGAAAACCAAGGACGGACACCCAAGACACCCCGTCATGTTGGGGTATGGGCCGTTGCTGGAGTTCCAATGAATTTCTCAAGACGCGGGTTGTTCCGACTTCTAGCCGGTGTAGCCGCTAGTCCAGTTTTAGCGAAGATCGACGCGGTTCTACCAGCACCTAAGCCTGTCTCTGTGCCTGTAGTTGAGGGTGACGAACTACTGCGGCAACTCGCCAAAGAGATGAACTATCGACTAGCGCTAACCCTAAACGCTTTGGTTGCTTTGACAGCAGACAATCCGGCAGCGACGGTTAGTAGCTTTT